TAGAAGATATACATATTGATAATGAAAAAACATGTTTTTTCGCAACTGCATTTGATTTGTATTTTAATGAATTTCTTGACGATAAAGAATTCACTTCTGATGACATCGGCAAAACCGTATTCCTCATCAAAGAGGAAGCAGAAGTAAAATTAAAGGAGCTGAAGGAAAATGCCTAAATATGAAATATATCAGCGTGGTAACCCGTTGCCATTAACGATTGTTGAAGCGAGTTGCTGGTACACTAATGATAATCATTTAATTTTTCAAAGATATTACAATAATTGCAAAAAAAATATTGCGATATTTAACTGGTGCAACATTGCAGGATTTAAGGAGATAACAGAATGAAACAGGAAACATTTAAACACATAGCAAGGGGCACTGTATTGACGGCGTTAGCCTTCATTGCCATTCATTTTATATTCGGCACAAGTGCTTATTGAAAGGAAGTGAAATATTACTGAAATGACAATTAAAAGGCTTGAGCAGTACAGAACCATAAAAAGGCAGATTGAATTACATAATGAAAGTGATAGTATATCATTTTTAAATGCTGTTGATACTTCAAAGCCGTCAGTGCAGAATAATAAAATATCTGATACAACAGCAGATGCGGCAATTGTATTATGTGAAAAAATTACAGAACAGGAATATGTCGAGCTATGTGATGAATTTCAAAAATTGCATAAATATATTTATAATATCAGGAGTTTGCTGATACGAGAAATAGCAAAGCTGAAATTTATTGAGGGTAAAACTTTTGAAGAGATTTCGGTTGTTATAAATTATGATCCGTCAACTATTCAAAAAAAAATATCTAAATATATAAAAGAAAATTAAAAAAGTTTCAATAAATGTCTATAAAATTCCTTGTTATTCCTAATGAAATAATATATTATGTATTATGTGATATTGCAGATATGCAATTAACAGAAAACCCTTGCTGAAGTAGGGACTTAAAAAAGCGGTGTTCTTTACCGTAAGCAAAGAAATGAAGGCAGCCTGATAAAAAGGGCTGCTTTTGTTATATAGATATTGATAGGAGTTTAAATGAAAGTAAACATATTAGGCACAGATTATGAAATTGTAAATGGGAACAGAAAAGAATATCCAAGATTAAAAGTTGCAGACGGTTACACAGATACATCAATCAAGCGGATTGTAATATTAGATTTCAACACACTTGAAAAAGATGATGCAAACATAAAAGACTTTCCATATTTAGCAAAGAAAGTAACAAGGCACGAAATAATACATGCATTTTTTTATGAAAGCGGTTTATGGGTCAATTCAAATGATATTGAAGGGTGGGCAATGAATGAGGAAATGATTGATTGGCTTGCAATTCAATTTCCCAAGATATATAAAGTGTTTAAAGATGCAGATTGCATATAGCAGACAGACAAGAAAGGCAGGTGTTGTGTAATGGCATTAACTGAAAAACAAATACGCTTTTGTAATGAATATCTGATTGACTTGAACGCAACACAGGCAGCAATCAGGGCGGGGTATTCTGAAAAGACAGCATATAGCATAGGAAATGAAAACTTGAAAAAACCTGAAATTCAAGAATATATGCAAAAAATAATGAATGATAAGCAATCAGGGCTTATTGCATCACAGGATGAAGTGCTTGAAACGCTTACAGCAGTTATGCGCCGACAGCAAAAAGAACAGATTGTTGCTTCAGAGCGGCACAGGCGGTCTTATTTTGATGAAGAGGGCAGAAAGGTTACAGAAGATACGGAAGTGCCTGTTACAGTTGAAATTGATACAAAGATTTCTGATGTAAACAAGGCTGCTGAGCTGCTCGGCAAGCGTTACGGTTTATTTACTGATAAAGTGAATGTTGAAGGCACATCAAAGGTTGTGATTGTTGATGACCTTGAAGAATAACAAGCCTGATGCTGTTTTCAGAATGTCTGACTTTGTCGGCGGCGGGTATAATGAATTTTGGAATTTTAAAGGCAGGTACAGAGTTTGCAAGGGCAGCAGAGCATCAAAGAAATCAAAAACAACAGCTTTGTGGTTTATAAGCAATCTTTCAAAAGAGAAATATAAACTTGCAAATCTTCTTGTTATTCGTAAAACATACCGAACATTGAAGGACAGTTGTTTTACCGATTTGAAGTGGGCAATTAATCGTTTAGGGCTTCAGAATGTATGGGCGGCAAAAGAAAGCCCCCTTGAGATAACAAATGTTGAAACGGGGCAAAAGATATTATTCAGGGGTCTTGATGATGCATTTAAAATTACATCAATTACTGTTGAAACAGGTTATTTATGCTGGGCTTGGCTGGAGGAAGCCTATGAAATACTGAATGAAACAGATTTTGACACGGTTAATGAATCCATCAGAGGTGATATACCTGCACCGCTTTTTAAGCAATTTACTATTACCTTTAACCCGTGGAATGAAAGACATTGGCTTAAGCACCGATTCTTTGATGAAATAACAGGCTATGATGCACAGGGTAAGCCCGTATATCAGCAACGCAAAAAGAATGTATCTGATGACGGCGAAATTCTTGCAATGACAACAAATTACACTTGTAATGAATTTCTTGATGAAGCAGACAGAAAGCTTTTTGAAGATATGAAAAAGAATAACCCGAGAAGATATGCTGTTGCAGGTGAAGGCAAGTGGGGCATCACAGACGGTTTAATATATGAGAATTGGCACGAACAATCTTTTCTTCTGATGTCAAAGGCTGAATATAAAGCCCTTGAAATCAAGCCTGAAGAAAGGGTTGTTTTTTTTGATGATATAGAAAACGGCTTCGGACTTGATTATGGTTACACCAATGACCCCACAGCAGCCTTTATAGGCTTTGTTGATTTAAGCAATAGAAAGATATATGTTTATGACGAAATGTATCAAAAAGGGCTTTCAAATAAGCGTATATATGAAGAATTAACAAAAATGGGTTACAGCAAAGACCGTTTTACAGGTGATAGTGCAGAGCCGAAAAGCAATGATGAATTAAAAGGCTACGGCTTACGCATTGCAGGTGCAAAGAAGGGCAAGGACAGTATTATTAACGGCATTCAATGGATACAGGATTTTGAAATTATCATACACCCAAGATGTGTTAATTTTATAACCGAAATCAGTAATTACAGTTGGGCAAAGGACAGATTCGGCAATAAGCTGAATGAACCGATTGATGATTTTAACCACCTTATGGATGCAATGCGTTACGGCCTTGAAAAATATATAAGAAAGAACAAATGGCTTATTTAAGAGGGCAGGAATATGGAAAACAAGATAAAGGAATATTTCAAAGAAAATAAGCTGCCGAAACCAAGGCAGATTAGTTTAATCGGTAACTGGGCAAAGGGTGATTGCTATGCTGTTTTGTGCGGTTTGGTTAAAATAAAAAGATATTGTGTGTATTGCATAGATGATACGGTACATAATGCAAGATTGCGAGGTGGGGAATATGCTTTCGGAAAACGAAATATTAACGCTGATAAACGAGGATAAGCAAAGTGCGTTAAAGCGGAATGCACAAGAAGGCCATAATTATTATGAAGGGCAGCACGATATTCTGAAATATCGGCTTTTTTATTATAATGCTGACGGACAGCTTGTTGAAGACAAAACAAGAAGCAATATAAGAATAAGCCATCAGTTTTTTACGGAGCTTGTTGACCAATGCGTTCAATATATTCTTTCGGGAACAGAACCGCTTATTGCTTCAAAAATACCTGAATTGCAAAGCCTTCTTGACGAATACTTTGATGAGGATTTTATTTCGGAGCTCAGTGATACATTAACAGACTGCTGTTCAGGCGGTTTCGGTTATATGTATGCTTATAAGAGTGCCAAAGAAAGAATTGCTTTTGCTTTTGCTGATGCAATGGGCGTTGTTGAGGTCAGGGCAAAGGATACCGATACAAACACTGACAATGTAATATATTGGTACATAGATCGTATTGCAAAATCAAATAAAAAAATTAAGCGTATACAGGTTTGGGATGACCAGCGGACAACATATTATGTTTCAGATGATGAAGGCAAGCTTGAGCTTGATGCTGATGAACCTGTAAACCCAAGGCCGCATATACTTTTCACCAAAGAAGGTGATGATGCCGTTTATTATGACAGCTTTGGCTTTATACCGTTTTTCAGACTTGACAGCAGCCGTAAAAAGACAAGTCATTTATCGTCTGTAAAAAGTATAATTGATGATTATGATTTAATGGCTTGCGGTCTTTCAAACAATCTTGTTGATTTTGATACACCGCTTTATCTTATTAAAGGCTTTCAGGGCAACAATCTTGATGAATTGCAAACTAACCTTAAAACCAAGAAAATAGTCGGCACAGAGCCTGACGGCGGTATTGAAATTAAAACGGTTGATATTCCGTATCAGGCAAGGCTTGCAAAGCTTGACCTTGATGATAAAAATATTTACCGCTTCGGCATGGGCTTTAATTCTTCTCAGCTTGGGGACGGCAATATAACAAATGTGGTTATAAAATCAAGATATACGCTGCTTGATTTAAAATGCAATAAGCTTGCAAAGAAGCTGAAAGCCTTTTTAAAGAAGCTTGTTAAGGTTGTTATTGAAGAAATAAATGCCGAAAATGAAACTGATTATAAGGTTTCTGATGTGTATATCAATATTTGCCCTGAGGTAATAACAAATGCTTCAGATAACGCAAATATTGAAAAAACAAAGGCAGAAACAAAGCAGATTGAAATCAATACCTTGCTGAATTTAGCATCTAAGCTTGATGATGAAACACTTATGACGGCAATTTGTGATATTCTTGAGCTTGATTATGAAGAAATTAAAGAGCGTTTGCCTGAAGAAGCACAAATTGATTTAAATGCCGCAAGTGAAGCACTTGCAAATGTTCAGATAACCGAAGGCGGCGGTGCTGATGAATAAGCGGCAGAAAGAAGTATTGCAAGCCGGCATTGATAATGAAAAAGAGGTTTTGAAAGCTCTTGAAAAGAATTATACAAAAGCACTTGCTAATATAAAAAAGAATATCAGAGAATTACAGGCAATGCCCCAAACGCAGTCAAAAGCCTATCAGATTGAATTTCAGAAACAGCTTGAAAAACAAATATCAGCCTATCTTGATGTTCTGAAGGGTAATAACTATAAAACAATTACCGACTATATGAATAAATGCTATGAGGAAGGATTTGCGGGGTCTTTGTACAGCCTTCAGGGCTTTGGCGAGGATATCATTATACCTATAGACCAAGATGCTGTTATTAAAGCTGTTAAGCTGACGGGTGATGACCTTAAGCTGTCTGAAAAGCTTGAAGGCAATACAGAGCTTTTAAAGCAGAATGTGCTTGCAGAAATGCAAAGGGGCTTTGC